GTTCAGCCATGCTTCACGTTGTGCGATCTTGTCGCCGCGATACATGCTGCCAATACATTCCCGAAACTCTGCAACGGCTTGTGATTTGTTCATGGTGGTGCGTCCTTGTGGTTTGTGTTGATTAAGATTTGGGTTCAACACTGACAAGCTTGCGCTCAGGATTGTTGAACCACACTTCTAGATCTTGCGCGTACTTTGTAGCCTTTTTGAGAGTGTTGATGGGTCCGGCAAGTGTGCGCTCGTAACCATCTGAGTAGGTGGCAAGGAAAGCCATTGGAATGATCCTCCTGAGGGATTGTGTTGATGTGGAAAGTCTAGCGCAGTGGACAGGTGGCATGTAGGTGTGGGCTCGGGTGCAGCTGGCCAGGCTGCCGTATGGCCTCAGCCTCTCACCATCGGAGGCTGCCCGCTTGCCCTTTTTCTGTTGTCTATGTGCTGACCGCTGCTGCGATCTGTGGGCAATATGCTGCGGATGTGGACAGGTGTCAACCATCTTGTGCAGGCTGTCCAACTGTCACACGACAGGGAGGCGCTACAGATCGAGCCTAATAATTTTGTACTAGCCCAGTGTTGGCCTATGGGTTCCGTGGTAGATTTAGTGTTCCCGGCCCCAGAACCACGCTACATCTGGTGTTCTGAGGCCTTCTGGTGACTAGATTATTGATCTAGTAGCCCGTTCAGGCCACCCCATAGGGGGGATTTGCGGCCCTGTAGACGCGGTATATGCCTTCAGAAATTTTTGTCAGAAAGTGAGCCAGATCTGCTGCACTCTGAGACCAACTCACATCACTGTGATACGTTATTGAGGTGGGGCCGCGTGCTTGCAACACCGACCCCGTGACCAACTCAACCGGAATTGAGCTGATGACCCAAGTCTTACGAGCCCAGGCCAACCTGCAAGCTCTTTCAACAATTGCGACACGCAAACCAGTCCGTGTGACCGCCACCTTGTCGTGGTCAACCTACCAACAACTTGTTAGTAAAAGTACTGAAGAAGGACGAAGTGTTAGCAACCTAATGGCGTTCATTCTTGAGACCCATCTATAAGCCCCAGGAAGGCCCCTTAAATTACATTTAGGAGCCAGTGTACCAAGGAGCAGTTAAACGCATCTCAGGGAGGCTTGTAGAGCCCTCTGAGAGCGTTTCTGTGTAAATAGGAGTCACATAATCAGGCTCAACCTTCTTGGCTTCAGTATGAAATTGTTCAATAGCAGTGTCTAAATTGGTTTTAATCCGATTATCTATCACCCACCGCTCAATCCAGACCAGCAGACCAAGCAGCAGGTGATCAAACCAGGGGATGCCTTGTTTCCACGTCACATACAGTGTGTGGAACTCATTCAGTTTTAGTTCCCTCATTGCCATTAATCTTGTATTGGTCTAGTGCAAAAGCTTCCAACTCCTCAGCAAGTGCAAGCAGTTGCAGGCGATCACGTTTACAGTACAAAGCAGCGGCCTTTAGAACATCAGCAGCTGTAAGGTGATCTTCAATCGGTGCAAACTGGTAAGCATCTAGCACTGCTTGTGCAGCAGGGGAAAGGTCAGTCATCACTCCACATTGCCTCACAAACATTAGGAAGGTGTTGATACAGCAGGTCTTGGACTTGACCAGCTATTTGTGCGTGTTCCCTTTGTGTTCCATTACCAGTCCTAAGGTCGCAGTAATGCAACCAAGACCGAATGGTTCCATTCATGTACAGTTTGGTTGGAGCTGCCAAAGGAAGTACTTCTCTTGCACATTCTTTAGCAATGCCAGCATCAAGCATATCGGTGTAAAGCCGGTAAGCACTTAGGTAATGTTTACCGATTTCAAACTGAAATTTTTTATCCAGTACTTCATCTAAGTTATCTATGCTGTTCTGCCGGTTCTTTAGGTCTTGAGTTCTGAGTTCAGGTATCATTGGCATTTCATTTACCCGTGCATACCGTTGACTAAACTCTTGAAAGTTAAAGGAACGATGACGAAGGATCTGTGCAGCTATGCTTCTAGTAGTTTCTATCTGAACACACATGTTCACCATCTCAAAGGGAGACCAGTGTTTGTGTTCAATGAGGTATCTAATTAACCTAGCACTTGTCTTAGTGTTGGTTTGATTAGAAGGGTTAGACACTCTTGCCATATAGGCAATAAGTTCTTCTGCATCAAGGGTAATGTGGATAAGCTGAACAGAGTGAATCAATGGTTCTACTTGGTGGTTAGCAGACATACTGTCTAATTAGTGATATAAGTGATGTCCCTTCCAGGACATCCGGTATATCCGGAATTAAGTTCTTGAAGGGAGTGAGTTAAAGGTGGTACTTTTTAGATGTCCATTCCCAGGGACATAGTAAAAGGGGAAGATTGTCTTTATTTGACTTGTCTTCCCCCGTACAGGGGTTCCGGTCCACCCTTCCATTCCCCCTGTATACGGGTGGGATCGGTCTTAAACCCAGGTGGGGACTGAACTTTTGGAATTGCCTCTGGCTTGTCTTTTTTGGTCTAGAGACATGCCAAGAACGATGTGGTTGGTCTCGCATTGGGGGTCGTCGATAAACCCCTGGAGCATGTCGCTCCACTCCTCCATCTTTCGTTGTTTGACCACCTCCATTGCTGAGATACCCATGGCGTCAGTGAAGTACTTAACACCTTGAGCTAGGGAGTCGAGACGGTCATCGTGTTTGATGGCGTACTTTTCCCGACACATCCGACTCATCTGGTAGAACAGCATGTACAGGAGTCGTTTCTCTGGTGCGTCGTCGGGGTTGGAGTTGTAGTCCCACTCCACCACACCACGATCAACGATGAGGCGGTGTTGGTTCATGATGGGTTCCAGGGCGTCGATGATCCGCTCCTCTTTGCGGACGGTAGCCCGGACTTCTTCCACACCAATGGCTTGTTTGGTCTGTTGAAGGTGCTTCTTGAACAGCTCAGCCACGATGCCGTCACCAAAGTTGGTCTCGATGACAAGCTTGGTGACGTTGTACTTCTTACAGCCCCTCAGGATGTCAAGAAGGGTGGTGTCGGAGTAGCCGTCTCTGTACGCACGGATCTCGTGGACGTACAGGAACCCGTTCTTTTGGCTTATGTAGGTGGCAGCTGTTTCGTCTGTGCCTCGACCTGACGGGTCAACGCTGCATATCGTTTCATCGTACGCACTCCACTCTCCTTGAAGCTGCATCGGGGAGTAGAAATAATCACCCGGTAGGCCAACTGTAGGCAAATCCTTGAGCACATTACGAGGATCACTGCACCACACAACAGAATCCGGCGCTTGAGTCGGGTTGACAGCGGTAACGATGAGGTCTTGGAACTTAAGTGGGAACTTTTCTGCATCACTAAGACTCGTATCAAGCATGAACTGGAGCATGAAATTGCTCCGACCCATAGCGGCTTCCCGTTCCAGCAGGTCTTCATGACTGAAGCGGTCTGGATCCGTAATACCCCACGCTTCGGCACCTTGATCGATGTCCTCTTGGAGTTGAGGGGCGATCAATCCTTCGTATTGGGACAGCTTGCGTGGGTATCGAGCAGGCCACACAAACGGACGGTAGTTCCGTTCAGCCAGCTTGCGGTAAATGGTAAAGGTGGTTTGAGGTGTACCAAGGTACATAATGCGGGAGTCTTCCTTTGGGGTCAGGATGGACTCGGCTTCCGTGCACAGTTGTAGAAGCTTTTCTCGCATCATCTCTGTCATGGAGTTACCGGGCACCTCCACGTCATCAAGAATCATCAGGTCAGCACGAGAACCCGTAAGCTGACCCGTAATACCGACCGATTTGACGGACGGTGCCTGGGACGGAGAGCAGTTCACATCAAAGGAGATACGAGACCAACGGGCATCGTCACTTTTAGGACGCAGGTGAACTAGCCACGGTGTCTCGATGATCAGCTTCTGAAGGAAGATCGACATGTTGTCAGCCCGTTCCTTGGAAGCCGAGATAATCATGATCTTCTTCTCTGGGTTGTTGAACAGAGTCCACAACACAAAGGCACCTGTGATCCACGACTTACCAACACCCCGGAACGCTTGGATCTGTAATCGCTTTGGTCCGTGCTGCAGGTAGTCTGCAATGGCGTATTGAGCACGGGTTGGAGAGGGCAGATCCAACTGCCCCCAAAGTGCTTGTAGAAAGAGCTTAAAATCTTGCTGTAGGGACTCAATCACGGAGACCCCCCTAGGAGCCTCTGTACGGCGTTTTATAGGCATTATGATAGAATGTACCTGAGTGGATAAATAGCGGCCTTCCAGGGGCTTCTAGGGGCCAATAAGAGGCAATGCCGCCCCACGGTTAGGAGCGGCACGCATTTATGGAGTTAGTTACGCAAGACCTGATTTGCGTGCAGCAAGCATCCGTTCGCGCCTACGGCGTTGCTCAGCAGTTTCAGACTTGGGCATCTTGTCGGTTGATGCTTGGTTGAAGTACTTCGACGAATCAGCCTTGGTTGCGGCTTGATCGATCTTCAGGCTGTCCTTGACGCCTTCACCACCAGACTTAGAAGCAGCCTTTGGTTCTTGCTTGGGAGCCTCTTTGGCAACCGTTGGGGCATCAGCCCGTTGACCCGTGGCCTGATCCAGACCCATTTCCTTGCGGAAGCGGTTTAGCAGGGGGTTACCAGAGCCACCAACCTTGTCCCGGTACTCTTTAGTGCCTTGGTACAAGCCCTTACCGCCGTCGCGGTAGGTCTCGCTTGTTTTCGGTGCAGGCTTGGAGGGAGTGCTGGCTTTGGCCTTGGGAGAGGGGTTGCGGACAGCCGTAGTGGGTTGTTGGCTAGCACTACGAACAGGACGTGCTGGTTGCTTTTCTGCAGGCTTAGCAGCTTCAGTATCAGTGAACTTCGACTGTTCTTTGCCAGGAACGTAGCGACCGTTGGTTGCAGTTGACCCCTTGTTTTCCGGGGTGTCCTTCATGTTGTACCGCTTGCGAAGCTCTTTAGACTTCCCCTTCCAAAATTCTGGATTGGCAGCATCCTTTGCCGCACCTTGCATCATGCTGGCGATGGTCAAGGCTCCAATTACTTTGTTTGTACCAGCGCCTACACGAGGCCCTGCAAACATGCCTTCAGGAGTCAGTCGGCTAGTACCACGACCACGAGCCGTACGGACTTCACTGGAGCGGCTGCCTTGAGCAGCTTGCCGAGCCCTGTTCTCCGCCATTTCACGGCGGGTGGGCTCAGTCCGACTAGTGCCAGGACCAGAGCGACCAGGAGGAAGTTGGGGACGATTGCCAGGGTCA